AAATATAATCCTAATGGGATTCAGAGGAACACAATTCTTAGAAACAGGAGCTGTATTTAGTCCTTATATTCCACTTATCATGACTCCATTAGTATATGATCCAATTAACTTCACTCCACGTAAAGGTGTTATGACACGTTACGCGAAGAAAGTTGTTCGTTCTGAATTCTATGGTAAAGTTTATGTACATGGTTTAGATACGTTGTAGGATTTAATTAATTGAATTTAACAATTTAAGCAATTAACAATTTAATGTAATAAAGAGGGTGGCTTAGGTCACCCTTTTTTACTATCTGAATATTTATATAAAAAGAAAATAACATGGCAGTACCATATAACAAATATTCTATGGAAACAATTATTCGGTATGATGGTCGATTAATTGATGTTTTAGATCGTATCCGAGCAATTTCATTAGTATTGATGGTTCATATCGAACAAGACCTAGGTACTGACAGAGAATTGATAACAATTAAAGTTATAACTCAACATTCACCACGACATACATATTTTGCAATTCGAAAAGTATGTTTAGGAAAAATTGAAACGCTTAAAGATATGACATTGCGTGAATCTACACTTACAAAACTATTTTAATTTATAAATTATGGCTATATTGAACAAGGAAAAAACTCCACCAAAGACTGAAATTAAATTTTCAATCACGTTATCTGCGGAACAAAAAGAAGCAAAATCAAAAATAATTGAAACTGCATTTAATTTTATATTAGGTAAAGCAGGATCGGGAAAAACATTGTTAGCAGTTCAAATTGCATTAGACATGTTCTTTAAACGAAGAGTCAATAAAATTATAATAACAAGACCTACAGTATCAAATGAAGATAATGGATTTCTTCCAGGTTCGCTCAATGAAAAGATGGAACCATGGTTAGTTCCAATTCGTAGTAATATGCGTAAGGTTTATAATAAACCAGAACTATTAGACAAAATGGAAAAGGAAGAAAATATTGAACTAGTTTCATTAGCACACTTCCGAGGAAGAACATTTGATAATGCGGTTTGTATCGTAGATGAATTTCAAAATTTAACAAAAGAACAATTGAAAATGGTATTGTCTAGATTAGGTAAAGACAGTATTATGATTTTATGCGGCGACAAATATCAAGTAGATTTAAAATTTAAAAATGATTCTGCAACGCATGAAGTTCCTAAATTACGAGACTCAAAATGGGTTAATGAAATTATTTTAACGGATAATCATCGACATGAAGCTCTAGACGATATTTTATCTCGACTAAATGATTAACAACGATATTTATATATAAAGGAATAAAATGGATTACAGCGAAAACAAACCGATATGGCCAGGTAGTTCATCATTTACTGTTGGGTCAACTCCTTTTGGATTTTTTGATACTGATCTAACATTCCAAAATCACGCTGATAAATTTGCAAAACAAGCAGCTCAAGTATTAGGATATCCAATAATGGATGTTGAACTACTTAATATAAATTTTTATACAGCATTTGAATCTGCAGTAATTGAATATTCAAATCAAGTTAATCAAATTAACATTGTTAATAACTTGATGAGTACATTAGGTGTCAACACCGGATCAAATTTTTTAATAAGCAAAAGTTTTACGGATTCATTGATTGGTAATTCATTTGGTTATGTATCAAAATTATCAAAAGCATATGGATCAGAAGCCGACAGTGGTGGTAATTTAAAATGGTCTAAGGCAGTAATTGATATGGTGCCCGGTAAACAAACATATAGCATTAGAGATGCAATATCTAGTTCATTAGGACTTGTATTAACAACTAGTTCAGTTGAAATTAAACGGGTACTACATAATACACCACCAGCAATTACTAGATATTTTGACCCATTCGTAGGAACTGGATTAGGTTCACAAAACATGTTAGACAGTTTTGGATTCGGCGGATTTTCTCCATCGATTAGTTTCATGATGATGCCAATACATGCAGATTTAATGAGATTACAGGCAATTGAATTTAATGATCAAATACGTAAATCAGCTTTCTCGTTTGAAATACACGGAGATGATATTAAATTATTTCCAGTACCGTCATCTGGTACAGGTTCTTCAGCATCATCATTGTTCTTTAGTAAAGTATGGATTGAATTTGTATTTGATGATGCAAAAACAAATGAAGCCGTATTATTTGGTAATACAGCACTTGTAAGGGGTGTTGTAACGGACGCATCAAATATACCATATACATATCAAACATACAGTAGCATTAATGATATGGGTCGTGCGTGGATATTTAGATACGCTTTAGGATCCGCAAAAGAAATACTAGGACAAGTTCGAGGAAAATATTCATCTGTGCCAATTCCTAACGGAGAAGTAACACTGAATGGTTCGGATTTAATATCACAAGGTCAAACTGAAAAAACTGAATTGATAGCACAACTTAGAGAATTTTTAGAAAAAATGACTCGTGAATCCATGATTACAAGACAAAATGCAGAATCGGCTCAAATGATGGAAATTCAAGGAAGAATTCCTTTAAAAATATATGTAGGCTCACTTATACCATTCATACCAATATTGTATACATTAGGAGGTAGCTGATGGCACTATTTGGTGGTAAACGAGATGCCATATTCTTAGCATCAATCAATCGCGAAATAATTAACGCTATTATTGATACTGAAATTGAATTCTACAAATTAATTGTACAAGCATCAACATCTAATATATACGGAGAATCAGATTCTAAATCATATTATGATTCTGTTTTACTTCCATGTATTATTACTAAAGAATCAAAAACATCAAATATGGATGATTACGGTCAATCATATACGCGTACTATGCAATTTGGTATTTCTAGAGACTTGTTAGAACGAGCTGATTTTTATCCGGAAGTAGGAGACATTGTATTTTGGGATAATGAATACTATGAATTAGATAATGTAGATGCAAATCAATATTTTGTAGGAAAAAATCCTGAGACATGGCCAAATGGTGATACTCATGGATATAGTGTGTCAATTATGTGTGATGCACATGCAACAAGACAAGCACCACAAAATATTGTTAATATGCGCCGAGGTGGCGATAATAAATCATTTCCATTTAAAGGATAATAATGCCTAGATTAAATAGAGATAATATAGATCGAAAAACAAATAAACCTAATCCGGCCCGCACGGAAGGATTAACTCCTGATCTATTATTAAATCGAGCATTGCAAACTAGAAGAGATGATGATGTAGTACGTACTAAACAACGCACTATATATGATATTGATTTTGCAATTAAATGGTACATTGAAAATGAAATACAACCACAAATAACAGCAAATCAACAATTAGTATCAGTTCCAGTAATTTTTGCTAATGGCGAGAAATGGGATAATGTGCGTCGTTTAGGCTATTTGCGTGATGAGAAAGGAATGTTACAATCTCCACTAATCATGTTAAAACGTAATAGTATCGGCGAAAAAGATGATCAACGTACATTAGATGTTAATCGAGCTCAGTCTGGAAATTATTTGATTCATAAAAGCAGATATAACGATCGCAATCGATATGAAGATGATTTATTTCCAATACCAACCAACGAACCACAAAGTTCAGAAAAATTTTATATTATAGATATTCCAAAATATGTTACTGTTGAATATGATATGATGTTATGGTGTGATTTTTCATCTCAATTAAATGAATTGATTGATCAAGTTTTACCATATGGTCGTTTTTCATGGGGTAATGATGGAAACAAATTTCCAACAGCATTAGGTCAAGCAAGTTTCGAAACAGTTAATACTATTGGAGAAGATCGCTTAGTACGAGCAACAATTCCATTAACGGTACAAGCAACATTGCTTTCAGAACAAGAAGCTCGGGTATCAACAATTAAAAAAATGTACTCAATTAAAAAAGTAGTATTTGAATCGGCTATTGATGTAGGAATAAATATATTTGCAACAACCACAGTACCAGTACAATTGTTACGTATGCAAAGTGTTATTACTAGCGGCGGAAATATTATGGTATCCGGTGGTGGAACTACATCTACAATTAATGCATCTACCATGTATTATTTAACTAGTTTAACTGAAAAGTTTGCAACATATTCAAATGCAACAACAGTAACAGTAACAGGTACACCTGCAATTAATCCAGTAACAACTTTATATGCATCTGCAAATGAATTTGACATATATATTAACGGTCAATATGTAGATAACGCAACATATACATGGACACCGGACTCAATGACAACGCAAACAATTGTATTTAATACAACCGTTTTAGGATATACACTTGACGCACAAGACATAATTATTATTAAAGGCAGGTGGGCATAATGGGTAGACAATTTAAACCTGGACAATTACAAACAGGTTCATTATATAATATATCTTCTAGTTATGCAGTAACTGCTAGCTTTGCACTTAATGGTGGTGGAGGAAATATATTTCCATTCTCCGGAAGTGCTGTCATAACAGGTTCATTAGAAATTATTAGCAATGTTAATAATATTTTTTTAATTAAGAATTTTAACAATCAACCCATATTAACAGTATCGCAAAGTGGCATCATAGTTTTAGCAACTCAAAGTATGCAATTAACTAGCCCAGCACCGAATGGCGCAATATATTTTACATCAGGCTCGTTTTTTGTAGGATTAGATTAATTAATTTTACATCATATTTATATAAAATACATCAGGGAACAAAATGGCAGAATGGAAAAAAGTAATAGTATCGGGTAGCGCAGCTGTATTATCTCAATTGAATGTTGGTACCAATCAACAAATTACAACATCACAGGCGACTACATTTTTAACAGGATCATTTACTGGATCGTTTTTTGGAAATGGCTCCGGATTAACAGGAATAACAGCAACCGCAGGAACCATTTCATCATCTGTATTAGCAGCAGGTTCAGGTCAAGGTACACATACATTAACTACTAATGGTGTAAGTTCAGGCGATGTTCTAGCAACAGGATTAAGTACTGCAGGAACACCTACATTTGCTGGATTAACTATTTCAACAAATGCTGTAGCAATTAACAATACAAATGGTATTACAACTAACGCTGCAACATTCCCAATTGCAAACT